ATTTATATTGAGTATATCCTCCTATAAGTCCACTTCTATTTTCAAATATGACATCTTCTACAGATTGAACACCTTTTACTGCCGCTATTAAATTATATACCTCTGACATAATTATTGGTTGGTTTACTTGCCATTTATCTATATTAAAGTAATCTTTTAGTTCAGACAAACAATCTAAAAGAACTTCTTCATTTGAATATGTTTTATATACAGTTATATCAAAAGATAATGCAAAATTAATTACAAAAGCATCTTTTATATTAATAGCATCTGTTAGCATTCTAAATTGTTCTAAATAAGTTGCTAAATTTGTTTTAGTAGCTGTATTTAGTGTTGTAAGTTTTTTATTTGCATCAAATCCTAATGTATATAAATTTAAAGCTAAAGGATTTGGAATTCTACCAGGTTCACTAGATAAAGGTGATATTTGGTCATCTTGAGTTATATATGCTTTAGCAATCCTACCAAACCTAGCAGGCATAGATAAAGTCCTTATTAAATAGTCTTCTTTAGTTACTGTTCTTTGTTGAGCACTAAAAGCAGCCATAGTATTCATTCTTAATTCTTCTATAGTATCACCAGTACCCCCTCCTAGGGCTCTATTAGGATTATTTGAAACTACTGTAGATCTTATATAACCTAACAGATTTTGGTTTAAATTAGCTTTATGAGTTATCCCTAAAAGTCCTGGTTTAGTTATAGTATTAGAACCTACATTAGCACTTAAGCCCCCTCCTTTTATATAAGTTACTGTTAGTGTTGTATTTGATGGTATTTGCCCATACGCTCTTGTATATAAAAAATTAGAAGGATCATAAGCTACATCTAGTTTACTTCTTCCGTCTTTAATTCCTAAACCTATATTATCTGGATCAGGAATTATTTCTACATCTGCTTTATCACTATTTCCTGCCCCAAATTGAATTTCTAGTTCGTTACTACTTCTAAGTCTAGTGACAAATCTTCTAGGTACTTTTTTTATTTTTAATAAATAAGGAGTTTGTTGGTTAAAAGCAAATAATTCAGGGTCATTAGCAGCATCATTAGGAACATCATCAAATATAGTATCTTGTGCTAAATATGGAACTTCATGATAAATGTTACCATCTGAGTCTTCTATTTTTTCTATAGAAAGTATATTATTATCAAACAATGTTAAAGTTAAAAATTGTTCAGGTTCACCTATATCAAATCGTTTTGTTTTAGGTTCAGCTGATATAGCTTTAACCGGTTTTTTTAATAAAAAATATTCTGGATTATTTGAAGAATCATATTTGTATATAAATCTTTCTGTTGGGCTAAAAGAACTCGATAGACTAAAATTTACTTTTTCTGTTAAGTAAAAATGAACACCCTCTGAAGATTGAAATGTTGAATTTTCATTTACTGTAAGTGCATAACTAAAATCTGGTTTATATATGTTATTTACTTGTATAGAGGGAACTAATTGATATATATCTAGCATTGTAGAAGAAGCTGCTGATGCTTTTGGTTTATATCCCATAGCATAAGCCATATTATATAAATTTTCTTTATCTTGTGCTAAATCTAAAAAAGATTCTTGTAATTGTTTATCTGTGTAAAATGAAAGGACATCTCCTACATAAGCTGCCATTTCTATAAACATCATACCTGGAGACCCATCACTAAAATCATTATATGTTTCTGGATAATATGTTTGGGCGAATTCTATTAATTGGTCTTTAAAAGAATTAAAATCTTTACTTAGATATTTAACATCTTTATCTTGGTTTTTATTTGATACTTTTGAATAAGCCATTATTTTTTATTTTTAAAATCCTCCTACTGATAATTTATAATCAAATCCTACATTTTGTGTCTTATCTACATTAACTTCTATAGCGTCTAACTCACCATCTGTTAATACAGCATATGTTAATTTTACTGTTGCTATTTGTTCATCTGAGTCAAAAGAAAGAGACATATCATATAGTTCAATATCAGGGATATATAAATTTATTTGTCTTTCTATTTCTGGTTCTAAAGAAGAAATATTTATATTATTTTCAAATAATACTGATTTTAAACCTATTCCAAAATCTGGTTGATAAATTCTTTCTCCTTTTTCAGTTAATAATACATTAATCAGGTTTGCTTTTACTTGATCCTTTGTTAAAAAAGTTTGAGTAAAGTTTCCTTCTTTTAAAAGAGGAAAAGCTACCCCTATAGCTTGATTTCTATTAAGGTCTGATGGATTAATACTAAAAGGTTTAAAAGACATATTTAATTTATTTTATTTTTCTTTTTATCAATTGCTTTCATTAAACTTCTATAATCTCTAGTTACAACATTTTTTATAGGATCAGGCATAACTTCTGTAGGTATTGCTCCTGATGTACTAAAAGGGTCACTTATTGGTGCCATTGCTGTTTGGGTATTTGTATCTCCTTGTGCTGTTTCGTTTAATAAAGCGTTTAATGTTTTATCTTTTGTAAAATTTGTATTTTTAATAGGTTTTTTACCCATTATTTTTTCTTTTAAAGAATTTTTAATTTTATCTGGTACAGGTGTACTAGTAATTGATTGTTCTTTAATTATTGGTTTAATTTCATCACGTAAGTCTTCTTTAAGTGATTTAATTTCTCTGCGTAACGCATAATCAATTTCTTCTCTAACTATTTTTCTAATTAGATTTTCAAATGTTTTTGCTTTCATGTTTAAGTATTTATTATAAATATAATTTTTTTTTGTTTTATTTAAATAATTTTAAAGAAAGGCTAATACCCTCCTCCACCTCCACCTCCAGAAGCTCCTCCTCCACTAGTTCCTCCACCTCCACCTCCGGAAGTTCCTCCTCCACTACTTCCTCCTGCATCACTTCTTCCCATTGAGAAACCTTTTGTGCCACTTCTAGTAGATGTAGATGATTGTTTAGATGAACGGACCTCAGTTCCCTGTTTTAAATAATCAGTTCCTGGTTTAAAACGTGAATATCCTATTTGTTCAAAATTAGCATTATTATATTTTACAATAATTTCATCTTTTCCCATATTTTGTAGGTTTAAAATTGCATCATTAAGGTATTCTTCTGCTAAATTAGGGTCCTCAATAAAATCATCTAGTAAACTTGAATCTGCATGGTCTTCTGCATTATCTTCAGGATATGCATTGCATATATTAAGATACATCATATAAGCGGCCTCTACCATTAAATCTATCATTTTTATAAAAGCTACTATTTTTATAATAGCAGCTAATATTTGTCCTAACATTCCTGTTATCATTGCTACTTTTTTTCTTATCCAATTTATAAATTTTACTACAGCATTAAGAGCATTACCTATTAATAAACCTATTTCAGTACATATATCTATACCTTGTTGAATAATATACATTAATATAATTAAACCTACAGAAAGAGGATTTAAATCTAGTTTTTCTATAACTTTTATTGCTTTTGTTAATAAATTTCTTATATCTATTAAAAGATCGGTTATAGGAGTTAATAAATCAGTGAAAGTTTCTATCATAGCGATAAGAATTTCTATATTAGCAGCGTATTCTATAATACTTGCTACTTTGCCTTGAATCCCTCCTGCTTTTGTATTTAATAATCCTGTGAAGTCTTTAAATTTAAAATATGCTTTTTCTGCTAAATCTTGTGCTTTTAAAGAACATGCTATAGGTATTCCTCTTGTTTGGATTTCTTCAATAAATCGAGCTTTAATTTCTTCTTCTGTTGGGAGTCTACTTCTAACTTCAGCTTCTAATTCATGTTTTCTTGCTTTAAGTTCTTCTTTAGCTTTTTCTTTTAATTCTGCATATTTTGATTTAGCTGTTTTTTGTAATTTTGCTATTGTTTTATTTGCTGACGCCATATTATACTAATTTTACTCTTTTACTTAATATACCACTTCCTTCAAATCTTTTAAGTTTTGATACTCCTTCTAAAGTTTTTTCTATATTATTTATATCACCTAAGCTTGCAAAAGGATCAAGACCATCTTTACCATTTAATTTTTTTCTAAGAAGATCTACTTGTTTAAATTCACCTGTCATGTCGTTTTCTCCAGGGGCACACTCTCCTGCATTTTTAGGGGCAGTAAGAGTGTATTCTACTAATAAAAACATATATAAACTTTCTATTATATCTAATATATCATTTAAATATTCAACTAACTTAAATCCTAATACTGCTGGTTCTTTAGGGAATTCTCTATTTGTGTTTCCTTCCATTCCTAAATATATGTTAGGGGAATTTACAATAAAATAACTTTTTTTAGGATTTTCACCTGTATCAAAATGTATAGATCCAGGTGTGTTAAGGCCAATAGATTTATCTGCAAATATTAGTACTGAGTCTTCTCTAGCATTAAATAATAATCTATCAGAATTTAATATTATTTGTCTTCCTTGATAAGCATTTGGTTGATCTGGGACATAAAATTTTGGTGGTTTATTTTTAGGCATTATTTTTATATTTTATAATAAGTCTGTTCTTGTTTTATTACCTGTTAGTGCAGCTACATATTGGGCCGTTCTTCTATATTTAGACCCATGATAACTATCAAAATGGCTTAAATCTTTATTTCTTTTAGCAGCATTACTATATCCATTAAGGCTTTTTTTCTCATCCATAGTTAATTCATCTAAATGTTTTCTATAAACATTATCTCCTACTCCTATTGCTTCACAATATTCAACTGGATCAAAACAAGGACATGATTTACCTGATCCTTTACCTATAGATATTTGATTATGTCCTACAATTTTAATATTAGGAAATGCTCTTACAAAATATTTAATTAGTAATTCATAAGAATAAGCTTGTGCTTTAGTAATATTAGGTCCTGTTGTATCTTTAGATGTTAGAGAAGTATCAGCTAAAGGTTCTTTATTAGTTCCAATCCACGATATGTTAATAGAATTAGAGTTTTGAACAAATAATCCTGCTATTTCTTTTTTACCATAAGCATTTCCCCCAGAACCATTAGAAAAACCAACTTTTTTAAGATCAACATTGTAGTTACATAAACCATCACCACTTACAGATATATTATAACCATGTCTTGTCCATTTTCTTGACCATAAAAAGAATCTAGTTAATTTATGATTAATTTGATGGCTTGTTGCTGTAACATGTAGTACTAAATTTCTAATATTTGGCATTCCTGATGCATTAACTCCATCTTCTTGTAAATGTTTAATTAATGTAGTTACAGGAAGAGGAGCTACTAAAACATCATGACCATTACTTCTGGTATTTCCAATTAAACATGGATATTCTACTAATCCATCTTACCATTCTAAAAACCATTTATTTTGTTTTCCAATAGTATTTAAAACAGGTACAGTATGAACAGAATAACCTCGTACTTCCATGTCAACTGTAGTGTAATCTTCTTTAGTACTATAGTCATCTGTATCTACATCTGCATCTCCTATTACGCTACTGCCTGCATCCCATTCTGCCTGTTCTGATACACTTAGTTCTGTTCCTGATATTTCTGTATTTTCAAATTCTACAAAATATTGTTCTATGTCTTCTTTTTCTGCTTGTCCTGATTCAAGTAATTCTTCAGCAAAACTAAAATCATTTTCTCCATCATCAAAAGCAACAGATTCAGTTGTAGTTATTATAGGTTGAGTAGGTGCTAAATATTCTCCAGGATCAGAAGCAAATTCCATAAATTCATCAGCAAAATCTTCTGCTGATTCTACTACATCAGCTAACTGTGCATTTGCTGCGTCTTTAAATGTAAGTGCTTCTGAAGGTTCTGAGTATGATTTTGCTGATACTTCTTCTTGATTGTAAGGATTTTTATCAGTAGCTCCTGCTACTACAATAGGTACTACTTGGTTTGACGTCATATAAATTGATGACCCATCATTATTAATATTTTCTACTGTAGGTATCCAACCTTTTCTATCTTGAGGGTATAATAGTTCACTACGAGGAGCTGCTTGTTCATTTCTAATAATAGTAATGGGGTCGCCTATTTTTCCTTCTTCAAATCCTTTAGGGCGATTGCTACCTTTTCTTCCTAAAGAATTAACACTCCATTCATTATTTAAATTAGATTGTACTTGTTCTCCTGTAGTAGGGTCTGTTTCTCTTTCAAAATTTGTTGTAGTTGCACCAAACCTAATTGAATTTCCAAATCTACCTTCTAAAATATAATCACCTTCATATGGTAATAATGGTTTAATAATTTCTTTTTCAGTAAAATAATCACCTAAAGGAACAGAGTTGTTATCTTTTCCATCATCAGAAAATTCTCTTAATATTACTCCTGCTTCTGTTTGTTTAAATTTATGTGGGTTAGTAGTATTACTTAATTCATTAGGTATAGTAATAGTTTGAGGTAAAGCATTATGATGGGGATGATTCCACATATTCATATTTGGCAAATACCAAGTAGCAGATAAAACATTTGAGGGATTATTTTCTTGATATATTTCTTTTGTAAGACCACTAAATACTATAATAATTTCATCTTTTAAAGGATAAAATTTTTGGTGTTGAAATAAAGGTCTAGCAGAAGGTAAATGTCTAGGACCTTCACCATTATTATAACTACCTTTTTCTTTTGCTTCAACATAAAAAACAGTTCCTAAAGAATCCCACCCTCCCATTCTTTCCCAATCAGGATGACTAGCATCTAGTATAATATCTACAACTCTTACAGATACTAAAGAAGAAGGGCTTGTACTTAAACCTATTGAATTATTTTGTGGTGTGAACGACATATTTTATTTTTCTTCTATTTGTTTAGGCTTTTCAACTGTTTTTGCTATTTCTTCAGCCATATCTTGAAGTTGTTGCATTTCTCCTTCTGTTAGCATACCTCCATCTCCTGTGTTTGATGTTCCTGTAGATAAGCGTTGAACTATAGATGCCATTTTTATTAATTGGTCATCATTTTTTACACTAATTTCCATATATTCTTTAATTAAAGGTACTACTACTGTAGCGTCCCCTAAAGAAGATACTAAAGGCCTCAATTCAGCTATTAATGTAGCTAATTGTTTTGATTTTTTATTTTGATTTTTGTGAATTTCTTTTAATAAATCAGAAAATGATTTATCATCAAATATTATTTGGTTTAGTGGGTCTTGTGCCATAATTATATTTTATTATAAATATGGAAAAATTTAAATTCTTACGTATCCTGTTCTCCTATATTCATCATATAGATTTTTGTATAATTTTTTTAATATTTTTGTAACCTTAGTTATTACAGGAGTATCTACATCAGTTATTTCTCTTATGTAAATATATAAAGCTTTTTTGTTAAAAATT